AGCGGTGACGGTCCTTTGACGAACTCAATGTCTTGGCTAGGTGCGGGACCAGGGGTATAGGGGTTAGCAACAGAAGCAAACAAGCTTTGACGTTGTGCACCTGCCTTACGGCGAGCGTCATCCAGTCGAATCTTAGAAGCAATCCGTTGACGAGTCAAGTTAGCAACATTAGCTCCACGCTGTCTGCCGATTGCACGGCGTACGTTAGATCCTCTGTTTCTAGCTCTGCCCCCTTCATCAGCCTGCTCACTGCCTAGCAGTTTAATTGCTAAATCTTGGTCTGCTAAAATGTATTTATTTATTTCGTCGTCAGCTTTGAGCTGCTCTTCAGAAGAAGTTCGTGAGTATTCTAGACCCACTTCTTCTTGCTTACGAGCAACATCCATTTTTGCTTGATTGTACTCAGCTACCCCTTGCAGGGTTTCGAGTTCATACTGACGATTTCTTTGATTAGCTTTGTTGGCAATGTCTCGGTTCTTAGCAGCCGCTGTTGCTGATGCACTTTGGTATTGACCAATAGCACTAGCAGCACCAGATGCAGCAGACAGAGCGCCTAGAGTTCCACTAACGGGTTCGCACACGGCAAAATTCTATAAAGGTTAAATTGTTAGGTCCATGGGGAAACTCCCGAAGGAATTTAAAACCTAGGAATTTGAGAAGCTTTAGGTGGGTGGTATTCCGCTTATCAACTATGTTCCAAAGAAGTTCTTCGGATCGACCTTCTACATAGCGTTTTGCTTCTCTAGCGAAAGTGATCGGGTATTTATGTACAGCAGGAGTACAGAGCATCCATATAGCACCCTCAGGGTTTACCCCTGCACATCCAGCAAGCTCACCGTTTGGCACAGTAAAGTAAACAGAGTCACCATACTTAGCACCTAATGGCAGGCTGCGTTTAGGGTCATGTCCATGACCTTCCACAACCTCTTTATAGTCTTCTGGAAGTAGGTTACAGGCCACCTCATAGGCAGCCTGCATAGTAATTGGATGGATGTACTTAGACACGTTGGTGATGCATGGGGGTGTAATCACCCTCCCAAGTCATCGAATGGAACGACGCAGGTCCAGGGTGAAAGGATTTAAGTGTAATGTTACAGTTTTTATTACGCTCATACACAGGCACTTGCTGTGTTTTTTCAGACACAAACGTAGCTTCGTCTGCATCGTAGTGATCCATAGGAGTGGCATCGTACTGTGTGGTTACAGTAGATTTACCTAATCGTTTTAGATCTACATCAATCTGTCCTACAGGACCAAACCTCATGTTAACACGTTGGATGGTCAAAGACGCAGTAAGGTCAGAAGTAGTTTGTTCTCCTGCTTTTTTCTTAACAAAGATACGGGGCAGGTCTACTTTCATTTCGTACATCCAACCAACCACAACTGTATCACCGCCAAAGTCTCCAAGGAATTTGTAGGAAGGTGCACTGCGTTGTGTGGTGTCTTCAATAAAAACTTCACCAGTTGTTAAGTTAACTGCAGCCAATGCTGTACCAACACCAGACCCTGCAGAGGTAAAGGCTACTTCTGTGTGAGTGCCGTTGTACGAGCCAGCGGTCAATGATTTAGACGAATCTAAATGTACACGGTACTTAATAGAATCACCGTAGAAATCATCACCAGTTGCTTCTCTAGTAGTATCAATCTCTTGCAAAGGAATCTTCAAAAGATTGTAAGAAGTGTCCTGTACGATGTACAACTCGTCGTCAAGCACAAACAAGTTTTTAACATTAAAAGGAAGGCTCCACTTAAACCAAGCTGACTGGACACGCCGGTCACCTGTGTTAAAATAACGGTAACCAAAGATGTCTGATTCACCTGCTTTGTTTAAAAATACGGTGTTGTTTTCACGGCTATTTGTGATAACAGTTAAATCTGTAGGCAGCAATCTTGGGACAACCTTTGTCTGTTCAATCATATTGGGCTCACCTTCTCTACGTATGTCAACCATTTCAAAGAATCTGCCATTACGACCAGCGCTATCTACAAATGCAATAGTAGTGCCTAAGGAAATAGGATCTGTTTGAGGGCTGTATCTATAGGTAGAGATGTTAGAAACCTTTCCAGTCTCAGGTGTCAACGAATCACTATCGGTATGCAGCAAAAATTGTTGAGTTTCTGCAAAGATAACCAAACCAGTGTTAGTTTCGATCGCATTTTTCAACAATGTTGGCTGTGTTGAACTGGCTTGTATATCAATAGGATCAGAAGCACCAATAAGCAAAGCAGTTTCTTGGAAAAAATTACCAGGCTCACTAGCACGACTTAAGATGATATTGTCTTCACAAAGAAAACCTAAGCGATTACGGTGGAAGAACGTTTGAGATATTTTCTTGTCAACGAATGACGGAAAAGGATTGGTATTGTCATCACCAACTTGACGTGTTTCCCAAGTGTATGTACCAACTGTAAAACTACCGTTAGATTGACGTTGAATGACATGAGGAAGAGTGCTGGCGTCAAAGGTAGTGAACTGATCGGGACCGACAGTCTCTTCCCATTTGCCAGGTCCATCGTTACCAGCATCACCCACAAACTTAAGGAAGTAATCATCCTCCTGTGAGTCACTGCTATTGATGACCTTAACAATCATTCCATTTTTACACTGACGTGGGAGTGTTGTTGGATCGTTGATCTCCATAGGCGTAATACGCCAAAGATCTGGCTGCTTTGTTTCAACAACAAAAGGACTGCTATGTGCAAGGAAAATACCGTTACCAATAACTTGCACAGTATCTAGGTTGATTTGACCAGTACCAGTACCAGAAACAACTTGACTTAATATGCCATCTGCAGACACAGAAGTATTGGCATCAAAAGATGTAGGGTCAGGACGGAAAAAACCTCTGTCTACTTTGCCTTTGATTTGTTGAACATCTTTGACCGTCACTGTGTAGGTGACATTCTGCATGTCAACAGTAAAAGTTTGATTAGCAGTCCAGCCATAGCCACCGTGTAGCAGCTCAGAAGTAACATTGTAAACACCTACATAATCATCAGACTGTGTAGTGCCACCAGCATCTTTAGAAATTGCTACTTGACCAGTAGCGGTCAACCGGAAAACAAGGTTTCTTCCATTTCCAGCATCTTTAATGAAGATCTCTGAAGACTGATGTTGTAGAGATGGATCAATACCAGTGTAGTTACCGCTTCCACGAGAGATAGATGTATAACCACTACCACCTTCACCAGGAGTAGCTACGTGAATACTAAGAGCTTTTCCACCAGAAGTAATTGACTGCTCAGCAGCAGTAGGGGTGTGAACATCGAAACTGTATTCACGACCGTGGGCTAGTTGACGAAGCTCAACGAAGGCTTGGTAGTCTTGACCATTCAATGAAGAATGGATACCTGCACCTCTCAACGGAGATTTAGCGGAAGTACGTTGGACAGAAACTGTGCTGTTAGTAACAAAAGTAGTATCAGCAACAGTTAGAAACTTGAGATCTTCATCTGTAGTGTGTGCAAGATAGCCATTGGCACTGCCGTTATGTACCAGACTACCTGAGGTATTCCAGATCTTTACTGCACCATTTCTTTGTACTTGACCGACGTAAGCCCCTTCACTTCTATCACGATAGTAGCTAAACCAAGTACCAGCAGATGCACCAGACAATGCACTGATAAACCTACTGCCAGGACGCTTTACCAAACCATCCGTGATGTCAGGTACACCGTTAACCAGATCTTTCACCTGCCCTGGTAGTACCAGCTCATCAGGTTGTTGTGAGATACCTCCAGTAAAACTAGGGATAGTTTGTGTAATGCTTGTCATGAGCGCCTAAGTGCGTGATGAGGTTGATATGCTCTGTAAGTTGTGCCATCAGGCCAGCCCATAAAGTTATGGTCGCCTTGTTCACATTCGTATTCAATACAGGCAGCACGAGCTTGCGCTTCCTGAGTACCAAGCAACTGGACTAGCTGAGGGTTAGCAACCAGTTGTGTAGCTGCACGTCCTGCAGCACGATAGATAACGTAACGACGGAAGACAGGCGGGAGATCTTCAAACGCATACAACGTTACAACGTCAAGTTCTACGTCATTTTCAAATTCATCTGTGTGTTCTACTTTGTTATACAGTCTACCGTTACGTGTAACCACGTTGAGTCTGCGATCATTCTGGTTGTCATGAATGTCATAACGTAGTACGTTAGGTGGTACTACAATATGCTTGTTAGTATCAGGAGAAAGCTTTACATGCAGTTCGGTGTTGAACTCCCAGCCTTCGTTTTGTACATCTATATTTACTTCAGTAAGAAGATTGTAGATAAAAGAAATCTCTGGGTTTGTAAAATCAAGAGTGGTAATGGGAGACTGACCGATACTCCCCAGGATTGAGTTAACTGCGGATAGTTCGGTATCGAGTGTTGTCGTAGAGGGAGTAGTCATATGAATAAAAAAAAGGGGACCCGAAGGTCCCCCGTAGATCTAATAAATAGATAGATAAATCAGAAGTTGGCAGCGCCAGCAGTGTTGACCACACCGTTGGAGTCAACAGAAGGAGCGGAGTCAACCACGAACTCCACAGCGGCTGCGGGGTTCAGGTAGTCAGCGCCCATGGCGAGGCGTCCGACGATCAGGTCGCCCTGATACATCACGGACACGTCGTTGCTGGTCACTTGGACTTGAGGTCCGATAGCTTCCACAACACCTGCAGCTTCCTTCTGGAAGATAAGACCACAGGACTTGCCGAAGACCTGACCACCGTAGTTGTTACGGGAGCCATAGTTGTCGCCAGTAACAGCGGTGTCAGCAGGCATGGTTTCGCCAACGAAGTCGCCAGCCAGAGGCAGGCTGGAGTTGGTGCCAAACTTGCCCAGGAACGGAATGTTCATGGACTTGTAGATCTGGATACCAGCGATTTCGATGATACCCTGACCGGACTGCAGGGCAGTACCCTGGACGTCACGGTTCACCAAACCATTGCTACCGACCGCTTGGATCAGTTCATAGTATTGGCGAGGGTTGATGACAGCCACACGACCGTCAGAGCTAACACCCTTCTCGTCGAGAGCAGCAGCAGCATCATAGAAGCCTGCAATCAGAGAGGTAGGGTTGGTAGCGTCAGAACCGTTGGTAGCAGTACCGAGACGGATCTGAGTACCACCGGGCTCGGTGTAGCCGCTAGCAGAGATAGGAGAAGCAGTACGTGCACCACGGGTGATGCTACGGAAGATCTTCCGGTCATAGGTTTCAGCCAGAGCGTAGCCGATCTTACGGGAGATCTCGCCGCGCAGCTCGTAGTGAGCAAGGGTTTCATCCAGCTCATACAGGAAAGCGGAGCTGACGAGCAGGTCATCGACCGTAATCGTCTTCTCTGCAACCGGAGGAGCTTTGTCGGAGTTACCCAGGATCGGGGTGCCAGGGGTGTGATACTCCGCCTTGGTGCGACCCGTGTAGATAAACTGCAGAGACTTGCCGTTCTGCAGGGTACGCTTCATGACAAGGTCACGAGCGATAGAGTTGTACTGGAAGCCCTTGAAGACTTCGCCAGAAAATAGGTCAAGGTAAAGGTCGCGGTTGTTAGAGGCGTTGCCTGCCAGATTAGCGCGACCAAGACTTACCTGATTGGTATTAGCCATTGGTATAGAATAAAGTAATTAAGAATATGTAGCCGTTTTCGATCGATCAAAATTTTTGTGGTCTATTCCCACCGTCTAGACGGCGAAGGGTATCTTCCGTAGAAGGCCAACGCCAAGACTGGTGGGAGGACTTGCACCTCCCTGTAAGCTTACTTAACCAGTTGCTTATAAACTACACCACGATAACGAAGAGCATCAACTTTATAGTTTTGTGCTTTCTTCTTAGCGTTTGCGATGTAGCGGATAACGATGTTGGACATGAGTTCGTACCTAGTAAAACCTAAGCCCCGTTCCATGCTTAGGAGGTCATGCGTCTATGGTTGACTCAAGTACCATTTTGGTAAACTGTGTTTCCAAGAACTCAATATCTTGTTGCTCTTGTGGGTGACCACCAGGCCACTGTTGTTTATACAGTCTAAGTGCATCACGGATAACGCGAGCACCTTCATCACAGACTCGAATGTCAAACATAGATGAACGTACGAATTGATTAGCCGATGGCAGGAGCAGTCAGAGCAACAGGAGTTGTCTCAGCAGCAGCCAGGTCCAACGGGAAGTTGTGGGCGTTGCGTTCGTGCATGACTTCCATGCCGAGACCAGCTCGGTTCAGGATGTCCGCCCACGTGTTAATAACATGACCTTCACGGTCTTGGATGGATTGGTTGAAGTTAAAACCATTCAAGTTAAAAGCCATGGTACTGACGCCTAGCGCGGTGAACCAGATACCCACCACAGGCCAAGCAGCCAGGAAGAAATGCAGACTGCGACTATTGTTGAAGCTGGCGTACTGGAAGATAAGACGACCAAAATAGCCATGAGCGGCAACAATGTTATAAGTCTCTTCTTCTTGTCCGAATTTGTAACCATAGTTTTGACTTACCTCTTCAGTTGTCTCACGGATAAGGCTGGAGGTAACCAGACTACCATGCATAGCAGAGAATAGAGAGCCACCGAAGACTCCAGCAACACCAAGCATATGGAATGGATGCATAAGGATGTTATGCTCTGCCTGAAAGACAAACATATAGTTGAAAGTACCCGAGATGCCAAGCGGCATTGCATCAGAGAAGGATCCCTGACCGAAGGGGTACACCAGAAAGACGGCACTCGCTGCTGCAACAGGTGCAGAGTAAGCGACGAAGATCCAGGGACGCATACCTAGTCGATAGCTAAGTTCCCACTCTCGTCCCATGTAAGAAAAGATGCCAATGAGGAAGTGGAATACGACAAGCTGGAATGGACCCCCGTTGTAGAGCCATTCATCAAGTGTAGCAGCTTCCCAAATTGGGTAGAAGTGTAGTCCGATGGCATTGCTGCTCGGAACGACGGCTCCTGATATGATGTTGTTTCCATACATAAGGGAGCCTGCGACAGGTTCTCGGATTCCATCGATGTCTACAGGAGGTGCTGCAATAAATGCAGTTACAAAACAAATTGTGGCAGCCAGCAAGGTAGGGATCATAAGGATTCCAAACCAGCCAACATAAAGTCGATTATTAGTAGAGGTTACCCAGGAGCAAAACTCATCCCAGGTAGACCTCTGTTGTTGTTGAAGTACAGCGGTCATTAAAAGTGCGGAGTTGTTGTTGTTTAGGGTATGTATTTGAGCACTTTAATGAAGCCCTCCCAAGGCTCACGTCCAGTGGAGGGCTGTATTAAATATCAGAAGTTGTACTTAGCGCCGACTTTAGTGCCGTAGCTGTTGTCGTCGTCGCCAGTCAGGAAGGAGAACTCACCGTACACAGACAGTGCTTCACTTACGGGGTAGCTACCACCGATTTTTCCAGACAGTTCAACATCACCGTCTGCATCATCAGGTGCCAGCAGAGCAGGACCTCCCTGCACGTACCAGCCTTCACCTTCGTAACCAACGTGGACATCGGTAACAGAGCCGGTGTAGTCAGAGCCGGTGAAACCAGAGTTGGCTTCGATGTTTGCGTAGGGACCAGCAATAGCGCCTTGGGCGCAGCCGAGGAGGAAACCGGCAGCAATAATAGATTTCATAATTAAAAGTTACTTTTTCTTAGCAGTTTTAGCGGAGCGTTTGAAGTTAGCAGCCGTGGGTGCTCCTTTAGACCCAGGCTTTCTCATTTTTTCGCCACTACCAGCAGCGATCCTTTTTCGTTTAGCATGAATGTTGGCATAAAGCCCACGTTTTGCAGCCATGATTAACACTTCCAGCGTCGTAGGGCAAGAGCCTTCCTAGTTGGACGACCCTTTGAATCTTTCATTGGACCTTTGTTGCCCTTCATTCGGGCGCAGAAGGAGCGCTTACGCGGACCTCCTCCTGGTTGTGGAGCCTTCAGTTTAGACCCGGTAGCTCGATTATACTTGGCTCGACCTTTAGCTGTCAAGCCACCTTTCTTACTTTTTTCACCGCGCCCAATAGATAGGCTCACACTTTTAGTCATTTCTTTTTCTTAGGGGGACGACCTTTCTTGGTGCCGTATGTACCTTTACCTTGTGGCATGATTACGAGAGGGTAGTGACCGACATGTCGTCGGATTGTTCTTTCTTTTTAGCAGGTGCTTTCTTAGCTTCTGCCTTGGGCTTAGCAGGACGCTGAGCCTCTTCGTAGGGGCGTACAGTCATTACCAAATACCGGGGATGATTTGTCCAGTGAGTGCATAAGCACCCAAAGCAGCCATGACGCCAAGCATAGCGACACGACCATTAAGCTTTTCAGCTTTTTCATTGTGAGTTTCAGTCACTTCCATGATAGTCATAGGTGGTTCTTTTGCGTAGAGGTTCAATCGACCCCTGTCTTCAGTTACAGCAGTCATCGGAATGTTACGTCAGAGCGTTCAAGTTTTTCAAGTACATCGTTACGGTAGGCAGAGTCACGGTCGTAACGTGGATCAGCAATAGCTTCAACCACTTCCTGTTGACTGCGGAAGACATCGCCTTTACCGGAGTCAGCAGACTTGCCGCTAAGCATCCTGCCTTCGTAACCATTGTCAGTGTCATACTGAGCTTTGAGACCGTTAACCATCAGCTCGATAGCTTCCATGTTACCGGCTGCAATAATAGAGTCGTAGGCTTCGAGCTGTGCTTCAGTCAAAGACTTACCAGCCCACTCTACAACTTTATCATATTCAGCTTCGCCACCTACAATGTTTTTGATTTGATTAACTTCAGCGTCTGTAAGGTCAGGAGCTTCCTCCTGTGCCGGTTCTGGAGCGTTCTGCTGCATCTCCATGTACGCTTGGACAAGATCTTGGCTGCTCATCTCAGTGAACTTAGCCATGGTCTCCTCCGAAAGCTCGCCTTTGTCTGCGTATTCTGCAGACGCATCAGTGATCAAGCTTTGTGCAGGTGAAGGTTCGGAAGTTTCTTCAGTAGTTTCCTCTGCAGACTCTCCCTCTTCACCTTGTGTTTCGTCACCGTCAGACTCTCCAAGTTTCTTTTGAAGTTCTACATAAGCTTTTTCAAGTTCTTCTGCTGATTTGTATTTACCAGCTAGCAGTTGGTCTTGCTCTTCTCGCAAAGCTTGTCCAACCTCAAGAGAGTTCTGCTCTTCTTCAGTAAGAACTGAAGTGTCTGGGGTGTTGTCGTAACTAAGGGTTTCAGCCATTATTCGGTGGTGGGTTCTTCTTCAGTTGGCATCATAGCTTGTTCAGCCATGGGTGTTTTAGCAAGTTGACCTGCCTGTCCTACAAGGGACTGACCAATCTGTTCTTGCTGTGCCTGTTGCGCTTCTTCTGCAAGCTGTTCATCAGACTTGATAAGATTCAACGCATCGATACCTTGAGCTGCAGCAAGTCGTTTGATAACTTCACTTGGATTGATGTACTTCATCAATGCTTCAGGTCCGAGTGTCTGTGCAATCGTACCCATAAAGTTAGCAAGACTCTCACGGTCCTGACCACGACCCAGTGCATTAACACCGGCTACGATCTGTGGACGTACAAACTCTTTAGGAATCTTAGGCAGTTGTCCGTTACGCTGCAGGACCAGCATGATCCTGTTGAGGTAAGGGACAAGGAACTCAACAGTCAACAAGCTAAACAACCCGCCGAGCTGTTGCTCTAGCTCTAGCTGTGTGAGGCGTACCTCTTCAGCAGTTGTTCGCTCTGACTGTCGAATGTTAAGTTGCAAGAATGCTTCGCCAATACGGCGTTCGATTGCCTGTGCCATGTTAGCAGCAGTAGCAAAATCAGCAGTCTTACCAACCTGAACGACACTGACATCGTCAGGACGTCCCTGAATAATAGCACCGTTACCAGCCTTGGCAAGGGTGCCTGGCTTTGTTGTGCTAGATGGAGAGACCATGAACACGACCTTAGCAGCAGCAGAGCTGCCTTCGATCAGTGCTTGGCTCAGAGCGTTGAGTGAACGGAAGTCACCCAGGAACTCTTCTACCCGTCCTCTACCATAGTCCTCACCGTCAACTGTGTTGAAGCGGAGAGGCAACCAGGGGCTAGCGTTCTTTGGAGCTGTGCTACGGCTGCCAGGAATGATCTTATCAAAGACCTCCTGGTGCCAGACCCAGCGTCCGTTCTCAAGGCGTACGTGTGTGTACACGTCGCATTCTTTTTCGCCACCCTTGGAGTCATCTACAACTGTAGACTCATCGTAAAGAACATCAGCTAGAAGCTCTTTACTAATCAATTCTTTAGTTACAATCTCAAGAACATTACCGTTACCATCACGGTTAATAACAAACCGATTTAGTGGGAAGTTCTTCAGACCATCCTTACCCATAAAGATAAGAGCGTTACCAGATACAATCAGATGTTTAATTGCCTGGTGTACTACAACGCGGTCATTAGAAGCGGCAATGAAATCCATGATGGTCCGCTCAATCTTACTGAACGAAAGGTCCAGCTCGCTGCGGATCTCCGGGGAGTCCATCTCACCCAACTTATCGTCACGTACCTGTAGTTTGAAGAAGGTAGTTTGAGGAGGAAGCAACGCAAGCATCAGTTTAGATGCAAGCGTTACCACTGCTTTAGCTCCGACTGACTGCCAAGGAAGCGGCAGTTTCTGTCGAGAGGTTGGAGCACTGATGTCTTCAGTCAGCAGGTACGGCAGGGTCAGCTCAGCACACTCTACAGCAGTATTAAGAAAAGTGTTGCGGTAGGAAGAGAGCCGATCATAGCACGTCCTGGCGTTAGACATTTAGACCCCCCTGATTAGCTCCCGGTTGTGGTGTGTTTAGGGGAATCCTAAGAGAATCAGTACCTTTACGGGAACGAACATTATCAGATTTTTTACGACCGTATTGGACTTTGGGTCTTGTTTTTTCCTCCACTGGCTTTACTTCAGGCAAAGGCTTGGGAGCTGGCGGCGGCGGCGGAGCCGGCGGTGGCGGAGCTGGAGGAGTAACTTTAGGAGGTCTCGGTTGATTAAAGCACATTAGTCTTTAGAAATACGTTGTTGAAACCACTCGACGACTGACCGTTGTCCAGATCGATACATGATCTGGCTTAGGGTGTCGTGTGGCGTGGCGTTAACGGGCGGAAAAAAGTTCTCAAGTTCATTGAGAATCTGCTCAAGGTTTGGTCCGAGGATTGCCTCAAGCGTATTGGGGGAGGTTGACATTAGAATGCTCGAAGAAAGCAGGCATTCTAGCTGATTTAGTTTCGGCAAGCTGTGGGGCTTTACCTTCATACATCAGTCGATCGCTAGAATCCAGCCAAAATTTTTTGTCTAGATATTTATCGGCATGACTACCAAGGGGTTGCATCACCCAGTTGATGGTAGCTTTGCGGAGCTTGTCCAGGGAGGGGCTGATGTTGTAGCCTAGCTCGGTGTGCACAAGACTATTAGTCGCTACGTGGATCTGCTCGTCTCGGCTGATGTCTGCCGAAACGGTCCTCATGCCAGCGTCACCATTAAAGCGAAAGAATGGTAGAAGAACGAAGAAGATCGCACGCTCGGCAACAAGTGCCTTGGTGATCGTGTGATCTGGATGTGTCTCCCAAGCGGCTTTAAGCCTAAGGGCTTCCTTCTCAGCTTTTTCATCAACGCCGTAAGCATTGGCGATGTAACCAAGTGCGACGTCGTGATTCTCTTCGTCGAGAACGTTGGAGTAGAGAAGTTCCCGTGCATTACTTGGTACTTCAGAAGAGAGAGCATCAGTAATAAAATCTCCCACAGGTAGTTCCATATGCCTCAATGCAAGAGCACGGTGGATCGCTTCCTCCGCACCTTCTTTGCATGTACCGGCAGTTGTCTGGACCGGAGTCCATTTTCTTTTTCGATTGATTAGTTTTTCGTACGGATTCATTCTTGACAGTCACATTGAGGTTCAACAGGTGACTCCTCATTGATTAGGCTGGCAAGATAGTCTTCAACTTCAGTCTCTTCTAAGGCTGCATAAGCACTGGACTTATCTTGCACATCACCCATCACTTGGAGCGAGTAATAAAGGGAGGTTTGCGGAGAAGCCAACCACTCTTCGATAAAGGCGTTGTCGTAAACAACAACATCACTCCAACTGTTGAAGCTATACCCGTGAAGAAGTCCCGTGCGATCCAGCATCGTCATCAGACCATCAGCCACACGCTTGTAAGCGTCCCAGCCAACCTCTGATGCGATCTCTACATCGCCATAATTATATGTTTGTACTCCGAACGTGCCGCTGTCGCGGTCTACCGTCCGGCTGATAGGCGGAGCGATTTCTGGTGTTGCAGTATAACCATCCAGATCCTTGCTTCGATAACTGCAGGAGGCAGTGGGCGCGATAGCAAAGGCTCGAACCATATTATTAGCACGAGCAATTTCGGCGGCAGCTTTAATGCCAACGGCAAACTGAGATGCCAGTTCATATGCTGGTGTGCGTACCACTTCGCCTGCATTGTACTGTTCCAAAGCAAGACCGAACTGTGCATAGGTTACGCCGTACCGCCGTAGGAGGTTTGCGAGTCCAAGCATTCCAAGTCCGACTTGTCGATCTGTTTCGCTTGGCAGATATTCTCCTGAATCGCCAACCCCAGTTCTACCATGGAGGACGCACAATTCCGACATCCCTTGAGCAAAAGCTGTTGGAATGTCGTCGTACTCACAGGCAGCGAGATTGCAATGTTGCAAGAGGCAGGTGCCTCGGGAGGGCAGGTACACTTCAAGACAAACGTTGCCTCGGATTCGGTTTCCTTCATTGTCATACTTTACTTTGTTGAGCCAGATGTCTCCCGATTTAATGCCGAAAAGGAGATCCTCCTTAAACGTACACCTCTCCCACCATTCGGGGGTGATGTTGATGCATCGCTTGACCCACGGAAGCTCGGATCTAGGAGTAAGAATAAATTCACGAGCATCAGGGTGGGATAGATCCAGGTGGCAAACGATCGCACCATTTTTATAAACACCCCCGCGCCTAAGGATTTCATTTAGGGTGCTGTAGATTTTTGCGAAAGAGACTGGACCCGATGCAACAAGTCCCTTTCCATTTTCTGCTCCTTTGGGTCGCAGTTTCGACAGGTGGATCGCGCAGCCTGCTCCATAGCGCAGAGCATGACTAGCAAATCGCCAGCTTGCTTCGATTCCATTTGGTCCCTCCATTTCGTCTTCAACGACGAATACAGTACAGGATACCGGCAGCCGTGACTCAGGGTTATCGAGCCACGATTGTACACGTCCGGTGCGTGAGATAAGAGAGGTGGTCATTCTTCAATAAGATCGTTCAAAATTGGTGGCTTGTAGTTCGGTCCTTTTAGGACTTTACCATCTTCTCGATAGATGGGTTTACCATCGTCCCCGAGTTTGGACATATTGGATTCATGTATTCTGTGCATGGCTTCATCAAGATCCCACTCCTGACTAGCAGCAAATTGGAAACAGACATAGACTAGGTCTGCCAGCTCCTTGAGTTGTTCACACTCATCCTTAAAATGATACGCTTCGTGAAACTCACTCCACTCCTCATCGATCAAAGCTTTCTGACCACTCCGGCGGTCTTTGCCAGGCGGTAGGGAGTACGCTGCACGGAAGTGTTCCGCCTGATCCATCAGGCTCGTGTGTATGTAGGAGTTCATTTTCAAGATAGTGGATAGCTTTTTTAAGGTCGGCAGTCTTGCTGTTATCACCCTTGAAACCGGCTCGGCAAATATATTTAATAGCATTACCGAGATGGTAGTTGAGTTCTTGATCGCGAATGAAATCCCAGACCTCTATGGATCCTCGGGTGTAGTGGGTGGGTGATTCGGCCACTGTTTTACTAAGTTTAATACGGTGTTGGAAAGGCAGAAGTTTTGTTTCTGCAGAGCAAGGAAGATCGTGATGATGTCTTCCTTGTCAGCTTCTGGTAGTAGATCCTCAAGCCGTCTTAGCTTGAAGCTCTGCTCCATCGTCAGGTCTGTCACTGGCATCGGTGGGACACCAGGCATTGATTGATTTGAGTTGAAGGTCATACTCATTGGATGTCAGAATTTTAGCGAGGCGTGCATTCATAAGTGCATCATCCTCGGTCAGCCCTTTATCTGTGAAGGCTTTGACAACGGTGTCCCATGTGTAGCCGTGCTCATCAAACAAAGCTACTGCACGTTTGACTCCAATGCCAGGCACGCCACCGTAACCATCTGTCTGGTCGCCAGCAAGTGTCTGGATGAGATGCCAGCGTCGTCCCTCTTCAGGCGTGATGTCTACCACTTCTTTGAGGTCGTACAACTTACCTGGTATCTGGCGCATGTCCTTGTCCGGGCTAACAATGATGTCACCTGGGTAGGCTGTGGCATAGATACCCATGGCATCATCTGCTTCCAACTCAGGAAGCCTGATCACTTCATACTGTTCACTCAGCTTAGAAATTACACGACGGTAACCACACGGTTTTTTTCTATTTCGATGACCCTTGTATTCTGGGTAAATTTTTTTCCTGAAATTCTTAGAGTCACTGAAAAATAAAACAAGCTCAGGAACATCCCACATGAATTGTCCTTTGATCTTGGACAGCTCACGTTGAACGTTGTTTAGTGCTTCGCTGAATTTGCTAATGACCAAGATGACATCATCACCCCAATCAATCTCATCCTCAGCTCCTGCACAGGATTTGTAGACAATGTAGTCAGCGTCAACTAACAGTTTCATTAGTGGACCTCCGACCAGTCCCTCCCTTGCTTAGCTTCTGCTGCGATGGGGAGGCGTAAGTTGTAGTATTCGCCAGCCGCTGCAGCGCTTTGTACCAGGGATGCTGATAAGGCTTGTGCGTGGTCAGGGTGGCATTCAAATTGCAATTCGTCATGTATAAAGGCGAGCTGAGAACAACACAGCTCTTGTATGTTTTCCTGGTTAATAACCATCCACCGCTTCGCAACCACACCGGCTCCTGACTGGAGCAGGTAGTTTAAAGCTTTGTGTGAACTATTAACCGCAATCTTGCGTCCGTCTACAGACTTGATAAAGCCCTTCTCAGACGCCTTTTCGATTGCCTCAAGAAGTTCCGCAAGTCCATCAATAGCAGAAATAAACGCTTCTCTAATCTCCTTGCCTTTCGATTTCGCATTGCGATCATTTAAGGAAGAGTCAAAGGAGTGTCCAATTTTGGCGTCTCCAGCACCGTAGAGGAAGGCATAGGTGACTGTTTTAACATCTCGCCGGGAGATTCCAATTTTGTCTGCATTGACTTGATGGATGTCTCCGTTGAGGAGAATTTCTGCATAGCGTCCCGCATCGTATTTAGCGAGGTAATGTGCGAGCATCCGAAGCTCGATGCCGCTAAGATCGGCACCCACCATAATTTGACCAGGGGATGCTTGGAAAAGTTTTCTAAATTCTGGGTCACTTTTTACCTGTCCTAAGTTAGGGTTTCTGTGAGCACAACGATGTGTGTTTGTAGCAACTGAGCAGTGGTGATGGATACGTTTAGCAGTCGTACATAGCTTCAGCCATGCGTTCGTGCCTTCCGAGATCATCCCCAAGCTCTTCGTAATATCGAGACACTTCAGAAAGTCCTCGGCAATCGTAATCCCACTGGAGGCAGCTTCCTTCAGTACAACTTCGTCGATGATAGGCTTCCCAGTAGGTGTCATCTGGGTCGGAGTCCAGCCATGAAATGTTTGCAGGATCCATGATATGTGATCGCGAGATGTTGGGTTTAACTCTTTGAGTTTAGTTACTTCACAGTCTTTGACGTATCCGTACCGTCGGTTATCGACTTTAGGAGTAAAGCTTGATCCGAAGACGAAAGGATGCCGGTCACGTAGTAGTTGATAAGTATCTTCAAGTTCTTTTCTGAGAGAAGATGCAAGTTTCCATGCAGCCTGTTCATCAAAGTACCATCCATGAAGTTCCTGTGTGGTGAGGATTTGAGCTACCTCATGCTCTAACGCGACCCACTGAGGTAGGGGTGGAAGTGATCGCATAGTTTCTTGGTAACGTTTACATCTTGTATGCAGTAGTCCTGCATTTCTTGTGACCACTCTTGCCAGTCTGTGTCCTTACCGAAAGTACCTTTGTACTCTCCCAGCCTGTGACCGTATGCCTCAAGACTGTGGCGTCCATAGAGTTGGAGTGGCATGTTGTCCCAGTTATGTTTCTTGTCGATGTCAAGTATGTTGTTGTGGTACAACCTTGACAGCAACAGTGTGTCTACAACCAGGGCGGTTGGTGTGAACCACGGGTAAATTTTATGGATACAAGGTAAGTCATAACCGATAATGTTGTGTCCGGCAATGACTTCAGCATCCTCAAGCCGTTGCACACCACGGGAGATCGGCTCACAAGAGCCTCGGTCATTGTAGCAAATGGTCTCATCAGTTTCCGAGTCGTAGATGACAAGACAGTGAATACAGGTAACATCATTGAGAAGTCCGTTACTCTCCAGATCGAAGATTAGCATTTCTCCACTGATAAGTTTTGTCTACAAATTGTGCACGCTTTACCATCTCAGGCGTGGGAGGATTTGGGCGCTTGAGTTCAGAAGTCTGTTGCTGGATCGAACTCAGGTTCTGCTTCAGTTTCATTGAATTTACAGGTGGAAAGATCATAGCTTAGTTGACAGGCGACACCAACCTCGCCTGAATATCGATTTTTAAGGACTCGCACAGTCGTAGAGCCTGATTTAGATCCACTCTGCTGATCTCGCTCAAGTGCAATGCACGCATCGCTGAGTTGAGCAATAGAAGCGGATCCTCTAAGCTGTCCGAGTGTAACACGTGCTCCCTCTTCATGGTTGACATCTGTTGTAGTTCTCCGTAAATGTGATACAAGGAACAGTGAGATACCAGTGCGTTCTACAAGGGAGCGCAGCTTGGTCATGGTAGTGTCGATCATCTTACGCTCATCCCCATCGAGTCCGCTAAGGAGGATGGAGAGGTGATCCAAGAAAATGACTCTACAGTCGAGACCTGATGCCAGGTACTCAATCCGATTATAGATAACATCAGGATCGTAGGAGCCGAAACCGTCAAACAAATAAAGGTTCCAATTAGCCACCGTAGCATCGAATGCCTCTACTAGCTCAGATCGATCATGCTCTCCAAGGTGGAGACTTCGTCCGACTGCTGCGGACATAAGTCCGAGAGCTGTACGGCGGTTTGACTCTTCAAGTGCCAGGTAACCGACCCGTTCTCCTTTGTTAAGCAGGTGAGTACATAAGTCACGACAGAAGGACGATTTGCCAATCCCTGATCCTGCAGTAATCGTGACAAGCTCTCCGTACCGGATCCCGTGAAGCTTGTGTTGTAGTCCTTGAAATGGATAGTCATGATCTGATGGTGGTGACGGTGTTGTAATGACATCGAGCAAGTTCTTTGCTTCGATGATACCGTCGGGTTTGTACTGTTGATGGTTGAATGATAGCAGATCTCGTATTGCCTGCGTGTCACCAGCCTGTAAAGCGTCTGAGGCGTCCTTGTAGTCGCCTAGAAAGCCGATGAAAGCCTTGCCAGGTGGTAACACACCGGCAGCTTCCTCAGCGGCCTTCCTGCCCGCTTCATCGTCATCCATGCAAAGAATAACTTTGTCAAAAGTTGTGACGTATTCGTAGTTCTTTTGGATGGCTTTCTTCGCTGCGGCTGCACCATTTGGCACAGAAACAACAGCGTAGTAGTTGGGCTGGGCTTCGTAGATGGACATTGCATCCATCTCACCCTCTGTAATTACAAGGGTCTTGGTAAAGTTTGCCTTTTTAATCTTGGTTGTGACAGGAAAGTTCTGCATCCCAAACAGGGACGAGACCTCACCCTCACATCGGAACTGTTTGTCCTTCGTTCTTACTTTTGCCCCGACAACCTTTCCAGAGCTGTCGAAATAATAGTGACGTAGGACATCTCCATCTTTGTATGTCTTGTAGAACTCTGCTGTTTTTTCAGAGATTCCTCGGGACTGCAGCCGTCCGGCTGATCCTTGTAGTCGTACATTGTGCACGGAATGAGTGTGATTAACTTCGGGACTGTCTCCGTGTGAATGTGTGTAACAACGGAAACAAAAGGTGTGTCCGTCCGAGTACAAGCTATTTGCATCGGACGAACCACATTGAGGACACGGTATGTGTCTAACAAATTCGTTATCGCTCACATGAGCCACTTGATAGGGATATTTGAAAACGAACACCACATGATGTTATTACGTTCGCACCATTTGGCGTACGTCGTTTTACTCTTTTTTGAGATTGTGTTATAGGGTGCCTGAAAGACCATGCGAAGATCAAGATCAGGGTTTTGTTCCTTGACGGCCTTGATCTTCTTACGATCTGCACTATCCCAGTAGCCTTTGCACTCAAGGTACACGCCGTTTGGGAGAATGAAATCAGGTGTGTATTGATGACTGATTACGTATGATACCTTCTCGGTTTCGTACTCGTATTTGACACCCAGATCCACGAGGAGGTCTGCAACCTTCTCTTCTAGTTTGGATCTGAAAGCCATTTAGTCATCCATGTTCTTTTCGATAATAGCTTCAACAACCTCGGTCACAGCACGAGACATCTCATACTTGAAATCGTTTTTGTCAGCTTTGTATCGCGTTACACAAATGGGAGGTAGCTGGATGTCCAGCGTACCTTTGTAGATCCCAGTTACCTCGTCCTTGGCGACGGTAAATTGAAAGTCAGAAGTCATCGCCAACCTCACCTTCAGGTTCAGCAGGAGTCACGTTCGGATCAGAGGTTTTGAAACCCTGAGTTGTACCGAACATTGCGACGACTTCATCCTCAGCCATGTCACCAGTGTCCACACCAGCGTTGGCAGAGACTGACACGATCTGTACAGCAGACAGCTTCAGGCTGGTGCCGTAGGTGACAGCATCCTTGAGAATGTAAGGCTTCTGGGTAAATGCCAGCTTGACCTTGCTACCGCTGTAAAGCGGGGTGTTCTCGTCAGTGACAGGAGTGCCTTCAGTGTCCACAATGGCGGGACGCTTCTCCTCATTCCATGAGAACTTGATGACGTACTTGCCATCAGAGACCTCTTCCCAGGGCTCAGGCTTGAGCACGGAACGCTTGGGGTTCTTCAGTTTAGATTCAGCCCACTTCAGGCTGTCGGGTCGATCTGCTTCAAGTTTGTCAATCATCTCCTGACCAACTACAGCCTTGAGGTTGTAGCCAAACTTGCCAGGTTTCATCACTGCCTGGAATCCTTCAAGGATCACAGGCTCTTCAGTCACAAAGGTGGTGCGTGCCATTAACAGAAAAAATAAGTGGATTCAATAACCGATGCAGGTTCCAGTGTGTTGCACATCGGTGGTTCAGTCTCTGCCCCTATTTGATGGGCAAAGGTAGTCAGGTAGTCATGCTCCGCAAATAGGTGCATGTATGTTTCACGAACAATGGCTGATAAAACACCCATGTCAGTAGCACGGCATAAAACCGAGTCGTGTATGAGGGAAATCGGTGCGTCGAAACGGAGTGCAGATAAGTGCAGGAGGCTTGCATCGAGTGAATGGATGAGGTTGGGAGCTGTTGCGTTCTTGTGGTGAGCTTTATCAACCTCATCTGTAAGACCTGTTGAGACCTTCACTTGACATCTGCCGAGTAACTGTAGTTCAACAACCTTTACATCAGGTTTCATCAATCGTTGTGTGACTGAGAATCCTGATGGCGTAGTCCATGTTAGTTGAGTAAGACCACGATCAATAGCATTGCTGACCTCTGCCTCAATCCAAGACATCACAGCCATAGGTCCAGGTACAATGCGATCCATTGCAGAACGTACAGCCTTGACAGTCTCAGTCAAGTCATCCTTTTCGACCTCAATGCCTTTCTCCTTCAGTGCTTCACGGATGTAACCACGATTGCTGAAAGGTTTAGCATTGTAAGGTACGGTCATCACGACCCTTTTGACGGTTTTCCTGTCCATGTATGGTCTGACTGATGCTGGCACGTTAGGTGCAGCAGCTTCAGCGACAACCTTGTATGCATCCTGAGGTTTATCAGAAGGCAATACATTAACAAGCTTAGCAGTGGATGCGTCCCTGGCAAGACCTGCCAGTATCTGGAGACCACTACATGTAGCGTCTGTAGCTACAGGCAGAGATGTGTGTTGTCTAGTACACGCTATTACACATGCATAATACTCTTCACATGCTGCCAAGAACTGCCAAGGTTCATCAGCGACCTCCCAATCAGGAAGACATCCAATAGGATCTTCAGCTACACGTTTGATGAGTGTGATGTTTTCACGTGTCCATGATAGACGCTCATTCATTGTAGCTTTGTCTAGACCATAAGTTGTAGCAACTTGAAAGGCTAGCCAATCTTCTGACTCAGGAGTTACAAACGATTGTTCATAAAACTTTAGGAGTGACTTACCAAAGTCTGTATCTTGGGGTGTCAAGAATGCAGGTATTGGGTAAGCACGTCCACGATAATCAAAAGACCACGGGATGTAGAACTTCTCATGTTCTTTGAATATCTTCACTGCGTTCATCGTCATCCTTGTACGACATGACTTCATAAACGCTTGCGAATTTATGTTGCATACCTCTGCCGCCCTACGCCTGTAGTCTTTACGAGACTCTTTGTTGTCTGCAATATCTACAGGTTTAGGTGGTAGTGGCATCTCAACGATAGGGATAAACTTACCAACTTCAACACCTCGTTCTTGTAATGTCTCAGCGACATCAACAATAAAGGTATTTAGTTTATATGCAACCTTCTGAATCTTGTTCAGAAAGTCGATTGGTGTTTCTCCCTGTATAAGGCAGGGATCGCTCCGGCGAACCATATCGTGACCGCACATAACCTCGTTAAGCAAGTAACCACCTGCTCTTTCGTTAGTCCAGTCGTTTGGTTCAACTAACATCGGCCATGCTAGTGGGCTGAACAGTCCAGCGTTGCTCATTACCTCATCCTTGATGGTCAAGAACTCAGGTGTAGGCACTACGTAGTTGTGTGTCTTGCGACCCTCCCTACGCATCTCACGCATGAACCATTGGCTTGATTCACAAATACAATCCAATAGCCAACCGCCAAGTTTAATACGGTTAGCAATACCCCAGCATTGCCAGTGCTCAACATCATACCTGTTCATCAAAGTTGTTACGACCTTGACCTTTTGGTGTGTGCCAATAGATCTGTGGAAGTAATTCTCTTTGATTGTATGCAGCAACCCAGGTACATTCTCCTCATAGAACCTCATCATGCACTCGTTCTCGATAGCCTGACCGATAGAATCGGTGACATTCTGAACTAACGCACTCTTAGGTTTAGAGCTAAACACCTTATCAAAGGTAACCTTACAGGCAATAGCTGCTGCTGCATCAGGATCTATGTCCTTGAGGAACTCACGTATCTCACGAAAAGCTACGCCAGTCTTACCCTCTTTTATCCTGTTGTTAGTTGATTCAATACGTTCAGCCACAAGAGGCAGAAGCCTAGCAATAGAAGCCACGCCGTATACACTAGCTGATGCATACTCTTTATCCTCCAGGTTGGATGTGTTGTCCTGTAGCTGCGTGAGTCCTTGTCTGATCTGCTCACGCTCAAGCTTTACCTGGCGGTCAATCTCAAACGGTGTCGCTATTGTCGTCCTCCTGCTGTTGGTGCATCAGAGTGATCAGCTCATCCTTGTGTGGATGCATCTCGATCTCATCAATAAGAGTGTCGAGCAAGAAATTGAAGGTTGCTTCAGTCATCTTCATCGGGTGGGTTAGGTCCTACATAGTGTAGGGATTCGTGTGTGCACACGGTAAACTCGTGTGTCTGTTCGTTAATTAGATCACGGACCTTGTTCTCAGCAGCATGTTGCCGCTTGTAAACATACTCCTTTGTTTTGTATGTTCGGAGGTTGGTTGCTCGGATGATGCAGGCTACGTCAGCAGGCAGCTCCCACCCTGCAACCTTCCAATCCATGATCTCTTCAAAGGTGTGCGTCATGAATGCCTCATCAGGAGCATCCTTGAACAGCTTCCAGTTGTTTGGAAAGTAAGGTTTTTTCTTACCACTCATCGGCTAGTCTCACATCAACAAGGTACAAAGATCTATCTACGGCCAACTCAAGGGCAGACCAAGCTGCTTCCTCGGAGTCATGAGCGAGGATATAGATAGTTTCCCCACTAGATAGACATACGTGGTATTCACGTAGTGGCTTTCGGCTTACGCCTACGTGCTGGTCTTGCTGGCTTTGTAGCATTAGGCTCCATGCGAGTGTATGTGTCACGTTTAGCTAGCTCCTTGTAGATGTCAGTCCACCTGTGATCTTGATTGCCATAGTGATGCAACCAACAATAGATTGCGTTCTTGATAAAGTAATCATCATCTAATGATTTACTTTTTACCATAATACCTCCCGGTGATACGATTTGCACGCTGCCAGATGACAGCCGTGCTGAACAATCCTACCATACCGATGATGGCAAAGATGATGTTTGATTCAGTCCAGATCATTTGAATACGAGTCGGTTGTCAAACTTGAATTTAGTTGCAGCTTCAACTACAACTTTCTTTTTGTCCTTCATCTTGCGATGGACATAGTTAACACACTTACTTTCTGACCAGCCAGTAGCTGCAGCCATGGCTGAGATTTCAGTGCGGAATGCATGTGTGTACTTGGATCTGTGGATACGAATGTATACACGATCGTCGTCAGATTTGAGGTGGTAGTAGCTCATTTTCTACACATTGTAGGGTTTGCTTTGCACAGTGCATCCATGCGTTTGTCCTGTGCTTCCTTGACATTCTCAAAGCCTACCAGGCCGATGTGCAGCCCGAGCAAAACGATGAGTGTGACTAATGTGATTCTCATTCGGTGTCGTCAGAAAATTCAGAGATGGTTGCTAGGTATGCATACACATGTTCATGCATAGCA